AGGGGTTACTCTGTAGCTGTTTCAACTGATTGTTCGCATTGTTATACATCTGCTGAGACACCTTGCCATTATTCATAAGATACTGAATCGCATCATTAGGATTACCTCGATACTGTTCAGGAATATTCATAGATGCAAGAACCTGATTAGGATTCTGTATCAGCCGTGTGTATGCTTGAAGTAGTGCTTGAATGTTTATCATTTTTACCACCTTCCTTGTTTTCGTCTGCTATCAAGTCTTTAAGGAACTGTATTTCGCCTTTTAACCGCTCTATATCCGTTTTTAAGGCACTTCCTTCATCTATTGTGAGGAATTGAGCCTTAGTTTCTTCTAAAGCTGTTGTAGGGGCTTCAGTAGTATCTTCTTTCACAAGTTTAAACACCTCAAACACCGGTTGATCTAACTGTGAAAACCCAAGTGTCTTAGTACAAATATAAGGCTGAGATTCAATCTTAAACGTCACGCTGTTACCGGGAGCAACTGCATAATTCATAGCCTCATTTATACTTTTAACAATCACAAAGCCACCATTCTGGATCTGTGGTGGCTGCTGTTGAATGTTCTGCATCTGCTGTTGATACATTTGATTAAATGCCGGATATGGCTGATAAAATGGATATGGCATAGTTAACCTCCTTACTTAGTCCAGAAATACATTACTGTCTCATCTCCTGATTGCCACGAGTCAAAATATGTTCCGTTTATGATCGCAACAACATGGTTTCCTGTTCCAACCAAATATGTACCAACAGGATTTTGATAACAAAACTCTTTAATCGTAAGACAATCAGGGCAAGTATTTGGTACATTCTGTCTATAAAATCCATGTTGTCTTAATACAGAATCTATTACTGAATTAGAACTGGGCATATCAGCCATCTCGAAGCCATTCTTAACCAACATGGCATATGCCTTTTCCCAATCTACATTTAAAACCTTTGTTAAAGCCCTTACTGCACAATCTCCGACAGATATTCTTCCTGCCGGATTTGGATTATAAAACTGAAACATTGTCTTGCCCTCCCATACCCAAATTATCAATAAAAAAAGAGCCTCCCGAAAGCAATCGGAAGGCTCTAAAAAGTAGGTAAATAGTAGGCTATTTACAATGTTCAATTATTAAATTTTGTGATGCATTAACGATTTCTTTAACATATTGAGTTGAAAGGCAAAAACTTTCAGCTATTTCCTCATAAGTCCTGCCTTCCATTTTCATAAAGAGTATGTTTTTGTTCCGAGTGTTCCATATCCATTCATCGGCTAATCGTATGATTTCCGACTTAGGAAGTCCCAACTCGTTTATTTTCATACTCACCTCACTCTAAGTTTCTGTCCATCCTTAAATTTGACTCCATTAAGCTCCAACAGTTTGTTTACGGACATATTATATGATTTTGCTATATCCTCAATAGAATCGCCTTCATGGTATATAGTGTACTCATATGGTTTAATGGTTCTATCTGCGATACGTCCCTCTTTCATCCCATACTTGATGAAGTGCATATAATACTTGGGCATATCATTTCTGAATGCTTTTCTCAGGTCTTCGTAATTGCTCTTATAGATGTCTACATTAAATGTACTTTTAGCCTGTCTGCATTCCTTCATGCCGTATTTTACAAAATGCTCTATGAGTTTATCGTAATTGTTTCCAAAGGCTTTCTTGAGGTCAGCATACTTATCCACGTAATACTTGCCATCATATACAGGTGAATAATCAATCCCCTCATATTTAGAAACGGGAATAACGTGATAGTTCGCTACACGCTTTTCGCCTATGCCATACTTGATATAGTGCCTGTAATACTTAGGAAGATCATTTCCGAAGGCATTTCTCAAGTCAATGTAATTGTCCTTGTATATTCCAACTATGAAGTTTGCTTTAGCCTGACGGCCTTCACTCATTCCATGTTTGAGGAAATGGTCAAATGCAGCATACTGATCGTCGCCAAATGTTTCTTTTAAATCCTTGTATTTATTTATATAAAATTCAAAGTTATATACATTTGCATAATCATAACCGTCAACAACCAAACTTGGAGCATCACTTCTGAGTTTCTTGTTTACCTCATCTGCAATATATGCAAATTTACTGCCTAAATATGGTCCGGGACAATCCGTGCTTTGGTACCATCTGTGCATATGTAGATTGCCGGTTTTATCTCCTGTATAATTCAGCTTTTTGATCTCATTTCTTTTGCAGATATCAACACACAATTCGATAGTCTTTCTGAGTGCCGTATCAGAAACGTGCCAAGTAGGCGCACCGCTATCATTCGCCACCTCAATTGTGACCGCCTTAGAATCTATCGCATAACTTCCGGTAGTCCATGCTCTGTCGGATTCTGAGCAATATAACCCTACTCTGCCATCCGTGCCTACCCCATAATTAGATGATGCCTTACGGGATGTCGGAGCAAATACGGCACCGCAAGTTTCAACGGATAAGTTACCGCTCATATGATGAATAACTATATGAGTATTCTTCTTGTTACTCATCACAGTTCTGTTAGGGCTGATCCTTGTGTAATTTACTAAAGGGCTATTACTCATCGTCATCATCCCCCTTACCATTCGATAAATGTTCCAGAGTTGATTCTTCGATATCCTCGATGTTGTCCATAGTGATTACAGGTAGTGTGTTATCTTCTTTCATAGGCTTTCTCCTTTCTGTTAAATTAAAAAGCACACCGAAGGGTGCTTAGTCTGTTAGTTGCTATTCAGTTTTATCTTCCTCGGGTTTCTCCAAGGATTCTTTAGCCATTGCAAGCTGCTGTTGTGCTAACAGTTTGAGTTCTGACGATATTTTATCCAACATATCTGATATAATCTCAGCCGGAATAATATTGATGTGTTTATTTACCGCTTCAGCAACATCAGTCTTCATTTCACTAATCGCTATCACTAAAGGTTTTTCCATCTTCCGTTAATCTCCTTTACTCGTCAATCTTGGTCTGTGCAAGGTCTAAAAGCTGTTCTACAAGGTCTTTTTCTGACTTTGCCACTATAACCTTGTCCTCTCTGTTGTTGTCAGAAACGACCTTGCCTGTGTTCTCATCAATCTCTGAATATGTGATAGACATTCTCTTGCCTACCGCATCATTCCAAACTGTAACGCTTGTAGCTGTCCTAATTGTTGCCATTATGCTACCTCTCTTTCTCCTTTAATACTGTCTAAATGCCTAATTGCCTCTTGTCCATAGTTTATCTTTTCTTCTTGCTCGCTCGGTTCTTCCTCATAATAACTGTCGAGTCTCATGTTCTCGAAACCGCTCTGCCTTGCCTTGATTTCCCATCCAAACTTCATATCAGGCGTTCCCTCAACAATAAAGTACCTCTCTGTTCTCTCGGTCACATAGCATTCGCCTTGTCCGTACTTCTGCAAGAATACTTGATAGTTCTGTGTCTTGATGGTTTCGCTGAATGTGCTGTCAAGCCATACATAGCACTTGCCATCCTCGGCTATCTTGCCTTCTCCTAAGTCACCAAACATCGGTGTAGGGGTTTCGTAACAGTACATAAGTCGCTTGCCATAATCTTCGGTGTCTGCGATACGAGATTTAGTTCCGCTTACTAACAAACGCCCTTTCCCATATATGCCACCATCATTGTCAAGATAAAACATCAAAGTGCTGTTCTTATATCCAGACACACTACCGTGTCCAATATACGAGCAGTTGCTAAAGTTAGTCGCCGCCGTCCCTCCTGACTCATCTGTGACGAAACAAGTATTCATATATGCATTCCCATTGCTTGCCACACGAAAACGCGCACTATTATAATTTGACGAACTACCACCTGTTACAAATGTCCAATTGGCTAATGTTCCTATATTCCCATTAGGCACTTGAATTGCGGCAATACCTGTTGTTGAATTTCCACCATGTAAAAGGTTGGTAGACATTGACCATCCACCAACAGTACCGCCCGTTGCAGACAACTTAGTGGTAGAAATAGTTCCATCATAATTGATAACTGTTGGATATGTATAACTTGAGCCGCCATTTGTAGTTGTCCTTGTATATATAGCGCCATCGTCAGCATTTCCGTGGTTTGTTCTTATAGTGACTCTATGCTGAGTGTTACCATTAACATATTCCGAGTACAACGAATTTGCTGTTATATGCCAAGCTCCAATAAATCCGCCTGTGGCATTTAAGTTGCCTGTTGTAATGTCTCCTGTTATATGTGCATCCGTAGCTGTCAATCTTCCATCATATCTGAGTACGAATGGATAAGTATAACTCGAGCCGCCATCTGTCGTGTGCCTTATAACAAAACAGTTCTGAGCGGGGTTGCCTGTGTTAGCATTCCAGTAAGATATTCTTCTTGTATTGCCCGACACATACTCAGATGATATTGAGGCTGTGTTTATATTAAAGCTACCGATGTGACCACCTGTCGCTGTTAAAGCATTAGTCGTGATCGTTCCCGTGACTTCTGCATTTTTCGCAACCATTTTGCCATTCCAAGCTACGCTAAACTGATTATTCCAACTCGATGCCGTACTTAATTTTGAGCGGACGATAAAGGCATTATTAGTAACCTGTAAGCCACTTCTCCACGGCACAAGTAAAACATTATAATCCGTATCACCTACAGTTACTAATGAGGATAATGTTGTTGCGCCTATCTCCCATCCACCTATATTTCCTGCAACAGCTGTTATAACTCCATCCTTGGTTACTTTGAAATTCGTACTGTCGATAGACAACTCATTAGTCGTAAGGTCAATAGCTCCGTTTGCTATAAAGCTGATATTGTCAGCTTTAATCTGAAATGCTGAACCTGTTGCTGTTGCCCCTAAAGCCACTTTTACAATGTTTCCATTGTTATCTACTTTTAAGACTATCTCTTCTGCATTCTGCGTAATTTGCGATTGTAAATTAGTCTGTTTTGTGGTTGCATCTGCTTTTGTCTCATAGGTCTGACTAACTCTTGATTCAATACCCGATGCACTCTGACTGATGCTGCTTGAAACTTCACTCTTAGTTGCGTAATCATCTTGTACCGTCTGTTCTAAGGTGTCTAACTGTGCCTGTGCGGCATCCGCTTTCTGATTTGCTAACGCTGCTTGCCTTAATGCCTCATCTACATCTGATTCTCCGAGTGTAACCCATGAATAAGTTGGTGGGTTAGTCGAAGTGTCCTTATCAAATCTGTAATAGTCCGTTTTATCAATCCCACCATCGGTGTAATGATATCTGTACAAGTCTCCAACATGAGAATCCTTCATTGCCGCCGTAGTCCACGAACTTGCCGGAAGATTGTTAAGTGTTGGTATTACATTTCCATCAAAATAATCAATTCTGCCATCTATCTGATCTTGTAAGTTCTGAATCTCAGCATTGTAAGTATTTTGCGTAACATATGTGTTGCTAACCTGAGTCATGATACCTGATGCTGATTGCTGAATCATTGATTGCGTCTGATTTGTAGTCGAGTAGTTATTTTGCAGATTAGTTTCTGTAGCTCCTACTCTGCTCGTCAGACCATTCACATCTACCACCAATTCGTGAACTCGCCCTTGTGTCCTTTTTATGTCACTCCTTAGGCTGTTTGTCTGTTCTTCCTGTTTTGGCTTACCTGTAGCAACAAGTTTGTCCTTTAGACTCTGTATTCCTGTTAGGTCTTTCCTAAGAACATAGGAAACAATTGTCTGGTTTCGTGATATGATCGTGACCTTTGTACCCAAAGGCAGCATCGGATTTCCATAAGTTGTCAATTCGAAAGGTCTATAGCTGTCATACTTGATTTGGTCTAACAGCCTTCCTAATGCTGATATAAGCTCCTGAGTGCCTTCAAGTCCATATACAAGTGGATTGTTGTCTATGATGTATACATTGCCTGTAGTGCCTACAGAAGTACCAATATCATCAGCTGAACCTCTTGCTTTTATGCCCGTTATATTTTCCGTTACATAGTCCTCATACGAGCCTGTGCCATCAGCATAATAATCAAGTGTAAGTGTCTGAGCATCTTTAAGTGATACATATTTGAATTTTCCATCTGCGGCAATCTGTCCAAACACTCCATTCAACTCGCATATAGCTTCAATGATTACTTTGCCACTCAGAGTTCCATTCACGCCGAATCCACCTGCTATAACAAGCGAATCGTTGCATAATGTAGTGTTGACCTGACTAATCTGCATAAAGTCGAAAAAGCTATCTCTAAAATCTTTTATAGTCATCGGAAAGCGTAGTCCGTTATACCAACTCGACACATCCGCTTTGATGATATCGTGCATAGCATCATAGCAAGTTAAGTCTCTCCACCGCCTATCATTTGTGGGTACATCTGAGATAACTTTAAACCTGCCATATTGTGCCTCTGCATCATTTCCGTCATAACCCTCAAGAACAATTCTGTCTCCACTCTCAGTAAGTAAGAACTTTCCATCCTGTGCCAAAAGATATTTACCTTGGTCTGTCACTAAGTCCTGTACAACATCTAACCATTCCCCTGTGAAGTCATGATTGAGGTCTGCGATACGGACTTTAAAGCACGCCGACTCACATTTTCCATACCGCAATACCTCTTCACTACATAATGCACTTTCGAGTGACATTTGCTCGGACACAATGTTTGTGTTAGTGATAGTCATGCCACCACTTGATGTAATAATCATGCTTTTCAGCACAGGATTTTTATATATGTCATTGTATTCCTGTAATGTCATAGTCATTTACCTCTTATGTTAGCCCTCTTCCAAAGCCCTAACTCTTGCTTCAAGTTTGTTGAGAAAAATATCCAAATCTCTCCTGTACTTAACATACATCTCCCCGTCACTCCATAGGTTGTTGATGCCACGGAGCAGGGTTACTTCTGTCGGGGTTAGTTGGATTTCTTGTGGGGTGGCCAACTTGTATACCACTTCTGCGCCTGTTGTAGGGCTTGTGTTTGGTGCATATACATCTCTGTCGGATATCCAAGTTGAGGGCAGTGTTTCGCCATTGTAGCTTGCTATATAACCATCTGTGACTTTCAACACTCCACTCTTCACATCAAGCGTACCGCCGTATCGTGTACCGTCTAGGTCGATGGTGTACTCGTGTGACGTAGTAGGATTTTCCACATCATCTGCTACTGTCACCACCGCCTCATCCCATCCGCTTATATGGCAGATGTTGGAGTAGGGTGCAAAGGTGGTTACTGTGCTACCTTCTTCAAGTTGCCATTGATAATTTTGAAAACTATCAGAACCGCTTACTTTTCTTTGCTGAATTTTTACAACTCCATCTGAACTCGTTGTTAATGTATATGAGTGTCCACTATAAATGAGTGTTGTACTGCCAGGGCTTCCTCCTTCTTTGTAAAAATACAAAGATAATTCATCTGCTTTCGCTAGTGTAATATTACTACTCATTGTATAAGAAGTATTTGCTTTTAATGTTATTTCAAAAGTATTCCACCCTTTTTGGTCTTTTAACTCGTTAGGATTAAGTTTATTCTTCCCAGCACCACCAACCCAAGGAGAGTCATATCCGTGTAAGTCTTGCTGTGGCTCTAATGTCACTTTGCATTCCTCAAGTGGTGCTTCCATCGCATCTTCTATAGTGATGAGGTCTCCGCTTGCTTCACCGTAAACTTTTGACGTAAGTATTTTGTATATTGTCGTATCGACTCTTAGCTTCGACAGCTCTTCTGTTGTTTCTCCACTTGGGTTTGCTTCAACTTCTGTTATCTCTGGTATATTCTCTAAATCATTGAAATCTCCACTTGTTGCTACTGGTGCTAACTCTTTCCACTCTCCGTCACCACCAAGGACCTTATTTGAATCTGTTACTGTCGGGGTTGGAACCAGACCACTTTCCCCGGGTGTAAGTTCTGTAGCCCCGCTGAACACATCGGGAGCCACATTGCGTTTTAAATCTCCCATTTCCATTTTTAAGTCAACACCATTACTGACCACATATAATAGATCGCTCTCGTCATATGCAGTTTTCTTTGGAAGTTCATTGACTTTTACGCCTGTTACTTCTGCCATGATTAACCTCCTTCTTATAGCTCTATAAATGCGAACCTTGTCGGTGCATATATCTCTTTGTTGTATCTGACATACTCAATCGTACCCGGCAGATAAAACACACCCGACTTATAATCATCTATACTGTCATTGTAATATGTCAGATTAACCCTCCGCTCGGTTACATTTATGTAATTCCTTCGGATGCCTTGAATCAGGTCTTGCATATCTGAGTTGACCATATATGGTGTTTCAAACTCAATTTTGGTAACTGTATGTGGTAATCCATTTTGGTGCATATATCCGTCTGCATCCCTATAAGCATCCAATGTCTGCCTTTGATCCGGCATTGATTTGTAACTTTCTAATCTCATGTATAAAAGTGGGATAGTAAAATCGCCCACCTTTACATAATAGCCTTGGAAAGCCATCTCCTATCCCTCCTTTAAATAAAAAACGGACTGTCACCAGTCCTGTTGTAATAGTTATTTGCCTCTGCTCTTGTAGCATTAAATACTTCTCTGCTACTAATCGTAACCTCTTTTTCAGCTATTCTTCTTAATAAATCATTCTGTTCTCTCAGTAAACGATTCTGCTCTGCTACTGATTCTGCATTCATTCCATTCGCTGAGTATGTGCTGTTTGCTATCGGTGTAACATTTGGTCTTGCCATTTCTCCAACGATCATTTTGGACAGGGTGCCTAATGTTCCATCTGTTAGCGGTAGTACCGCCTCTGAGCCACGTTCTCCTATGATAGCAGGTGTAGCTGAGTTGACTATGCCACCTGAAGCAAAGTATCTAATACTTCTCGTTGATGCTGAAAATCCCGAGGATAATCCAAATCCGATTGATGATGAAAGGCTCTTAGCTGTGTTCAGCCTCGAAATCAATGAACTAATCTTACTTGATATAAGATCGATACCCGAGGATGACATTGTAAATGTCGCTCTGATATCCTTAAACTTATTTGAAAGCTCTTGATACCATGATTTAGCTTTTGCAAACGATTCAGAATCAGTTTCAATTGTTGCCTTTTTCTCAAAGTTTAGACTTCTGAAATAGGACATAAACCTTTCTAACAACGATGTTGCTGTGCCTGTCGAATTTGTGAATGCCGTTCTGAAATCTTTTTCAACACTACTCGGCATACCATTAAAGCCTTTGCTCATCGCAGAAGATTTACCACTTATCCAAGTACCAAGTCCATTCCATGTGTTTGTCGATTGACTGTATGCTCTGCTGAAATCTCCCGATACATTACTCGGTGTGTTGTCAAATCCTCTGTTCAGTTTGTCAGCATTTCCTGTTACCCAGTCTGAGAACCCTGTCCATGTACCAAGACCTAATGTGTAAGCCTGTCCCAAGAGTGTCTTAACTGAATTTGGTGTATTCTTAAAGGCATTGTTCATGGATGTGCCTTGATCGCTCGCAAACTTGTCAAATCCACTCCAAGCATTCTTGGCATTAGTATTGGCGGTAGTCATATCCTTGCCAACAGAAGACGGTATGCCTCTGAACTCTTTCTTGAACATTGTCGCTGAGTTCTTGCCTTGTTCTCCGAGTTCCCTTGCGTGGCCTGTAGCCTCTACAAGTTTGTTTCCTGCATTATGAACACTCATCCCAAATTCTGAGAATGCTTGGTTTACACCAAACGTGTTATCCTTGATTAGTCCAAGTGCTTCTTTTGCTTTATTGTAAAAGCTGTCAAATGATTCAGTATCGAATACATCTTCCGCTTTAACCTTATGGCTTACAAGCGAATCAAGTCCATTAATAGCCTTCCCATTTTTATCCATTGCCTCAAATTGTACAGGGACCTTGACAGCTCTAATCTCGGGATCTTTGCCTGTGATAAGTTTCCCCAAGAAATCGCCTAAATTGTATTCGCCATGTGCAAATTTAAAAGCACTTTCGCCCATCCTAAATGCAAACACAGCTCCAAGGATAGGTATGACAACCCCTCTGAAAATATTTCCTAGTGTTGTTCCTATCGTGCCTTTCATACCTTGGGCAGCTGAATTGATTCCATCTGATCCAAACAATGCACCTAACAGATTAGTCGCAAGTGGAAGTAGTTTCTTTCCAAACTTAATACCTACCAATACTCCAACTAAAGCCATAACAAATTTGCCGCCTGCATCGGTGTTATTCCAAGCAGATACAATAGCCTCTCCAAGTCCTACGAGTATTGCCTTTGCAAGTTTAAGAAGTTTCTTTGCAAGGCCAGGAATATCGAGATTTGCAAGGAACTCTCCTATCTTTTCTCCGATGAGTTTGAAGTCTGCTTTTTCGAAAAATGTTGTTGCCGCATCTAAAGCTCCACCTATCCAGGTATGGATAGTCTGACCAAATGCTTTAAAATCAAATGTTGCAAAGAAGTCATTTACGCCCTGTGCAAGTGATTCTCCAAAATTCTTCCAATCGAATGTCTTGCCAAACTCATTCAGAAAATAAAGAGCTGTGTTAAGTGAGTTTGCAATCGTCTTGGCAACATTTCCGAAAAGCCTCGGATTAATAAGCCCATTTAAAAACTCAGCCAGATTATGTCCGAAATCTTTCGCCTTTTGGAAAACATTGTCCCAATTAATAGACTCCATTGCATCAGACAGTTTATCTGATATGGCTTGTCCTACACCTCGCCAATCTCCGGCTGTTATCTTCTCGGCAAGCATCTTCCCAAAATCGCCAAGAACATTATCTACTTGTTCTGTTACATATACCGCACCCGGTACTTCATCCTTTTTGCTACTACCCGAACCACTACCATTGTTATCGTTTGTAGTAAGGTTATTCAGTTCATCAAATCCCTGTAGCTGTTTATTAAGTTCTTTCTGTGCTTTAGCCGCCTTGCCTGTGTTCGTTGCTAATGCCGCCGCATTAAGAACCGCTCTTGAATAAGTTGACTTACCTGTTAACTTTGCAAAGAATGCAGTTAAATGGTTTGTCGCCTCAACAAGATAATTCATAAAAGTTTTAAGTGCCGGGGCAACAGCATTAAATATCGGTTCAAAAGCTGCACCAAACTGATATTTAAGAAGTGTTAGGGAATTTTTAAGGGCATCCAAATTGGCTCTTGTCGTCTGCCAAAATGCACCTGAGTTTCGAAGTTCCTTAAAAGATTCCGTGACAGCCTTTCTTAATCTCCTAAAAAGGACATAAATTGACCTTATTCCAAATCCATATTTAAGGATCTGCATAAAGCCCTTTTTCACTCCACCTGAGTTGCGGCCTATTCCCAGTAAAGAAGTTGCAACTTTTTTAAGTGCTTTACCAAGTCCATCAAGTGCCTTGGTCACGCCTTTATCAAACATCTTTTTGAGATTTTCTCTTGCTTTCTTAGCTTCTTTTGATGTTTCCCTTAATCCCTCATTGTCAGTTTTGGGTGTAATCTCAGGCACTTGCACCGAATGTAAAGATGCCACCATCTGATTAAGCGCATTTTGTGCTGATTCTGCACTCTCCTTATAATTCGCAAGCGGATCGTAGTTTGCCATTCCCTTGTTAACAAGGTCATTCTGCTTGTTAATTAATCCCGTAAGTTTGGTTTCCGTCTGCTCTATATCGGCAGATAGCTTTTTATACTCATCAGAACCCGTGTCTGTTCTTTGCTGTCTCTGTTTCTGTAAAGATTCAAGGTCACTACGAGTCTTTTCAATATCAGCATCAATCTTTTTAAATGCATCTGTTTCAACTCTTACATTTCCAATCTGCTCGAACTTCTTCTGTAACACATCCATCGCGCTCTGAATAGATATAACTCTACGCTCAAACGATGTAGCTGACGAAGAATCGCCATTCATAGCCGCATTGTAATAACCCTTAAGTCCGGCTAATGCCTGTTCTATCTTTGCGACACTTTTGGAAACATCTTTCTCCGCTTTGGTTACGCCACTTGTATTAACATTAACCTTAGTACCTTTCCCCGACTTACTGAGATTGTCCAACTTGGATGTATCTATAGAACTTAATACTTTCTGTAAAGTTTCAAGCTGTCTCTCAAGCCTATCGAACACATTAGACACACCTTTTGCAGATGCCTCGACTTCTATTTGAACCTTGTCTATGGTCTGTTCAGCCATTATTACCCTCCTTTCTTGTTTTTCTGCCTTTTCGCCCAATCCATAAAGGCTTGACGTTGCCTTTCTACATCATTTCGCTTATCTTCCTCAGTCTTCTCAAAGAGTTGTATCGGTTCAGACATATATTTAGAATGTGCCGTACGTCCATTAAGACAATGGTCAATAGCCACCGAGAATGCACTAATACCATAGCTGCCAAGCCATTGATAAACAATCTCATTTAGGCGATTCATTCTCTTCTTATATGCCTCTTCCCATATGTCGATTATTGTAGGATTACTATGCCAAAACTGTTCCTCGGTCATTCCATACATACTGCATACAGGAAACCATTCTTTAAGAATCCTTATTCTGAGACTTTCTTTGCTTTTGTATTCTTCTTTGGACTCTCTTCTGTTTCCTCTTCCACCGTCTCTTCGCTGTCCTCCGTCTGTTCCAACAGTCTGCGAAAAAAACCCGATTCAGATAGTGCATCATGATATAAGTCAACCAATTCTGGCAGTGAACCGCCATTCATTACATGATCGTTTATTTCTTTTCCTGCCTCTTCTCTGTCAAGTCCACTACAATAAGCTACAAACATAGTTAATCCGGCAACTCCGCTGATTCTGTTTGCATTTACGCCTTCCATATCACACGCAACGAGATATTCCCAATCAAGTTCCTTTATTGGATAGACTTTTCCATTTACCTTTAATTTTTCCATTTGTTATTCCTCCGTTTTTTGTAAAAAAATAAAGGCAGACGACCTATGTTATTAAGCCATCTGCCTATTTGTTAGTATTTCCGTATTATATTTGTATGACGTACTTCCGTCATTATGCACTTGCCGCATCTGTCGGATTTACGGCTTCGTAGAAGTCCGGTTCTCCGATAGGTACAAAGTGTGCTGTTGTTTCAAGGACTGCATCAACCTCTGCTCCAGGATTTCCACGCTTTACAACATCTACTGGCATGAAGAATGCTTCATCCACACCCGGGATGTAAAATGTGATCCATGTTCTCTTGTTTAACGCCTTGTTTGTCTGCGTTGTCTCATACATCGCATCCCAGAAATCACAGAATGCCTGAGTGTAGTTAAAAGTGATGTCGATTGTACCACCATTAAGGTCACTCAGTCCTGCAATGTAAGTATGGTAATGAGTAGCATTAAGGCTCGTAGTCTGTAATGTATTAGGTGCGTCATCCATTTCAGGGATACTCTTAGGCCCCGGTATATTAATATAACCTGTTGTGGGTCTAACCCCTGAGGTTGCTTCATAGGCTACACCGATACGGATTCCCGCAGTCGATAAATCAATTACTGCTGCCATCTTTTTACCTCCATAGTTAAATTAAAAAGTGTCCCCTGACGCGATTACTCTGCGAACACGGAACACGTATTTGTGAACATTATTATCTTTGTTATATACAGGCATCATTGTTGCCGTATACCGAAGTGCTTTCATAGCCTTGATACAAGCATCTGACACGATTTTTGCATCTGACTTTGTAGTGTTTGCCGATACAATAATCTGTATCGTACTTCTTAGGGCATGAATGTGATTGTTTTCTAAGTCATTGCCTAACTCAGTAGATTCCATTTCGTGAACATACACATTGGGGAAACCGGGTGTCTTATCTGAGGAATCATTAGTGAACGTCATCTTGGTATATTGATATTCCGTCAGCTTTGGAACTCTTATCTTCAGCTGTGTTGTCACGATTGCTTCAATTTTCTGTAAATCCATAAGCTACCTCTTAAATATCTCCAACGCCTTGATTATGTAACTATTCCTTATATTCTCAGCTGCATGATACAAAGGATATGTACCCTCAGTACCATAAGAATGAACTCTCTGTGTGCCTGTCCAATAGTACCAACCATCAGGATTCCAAGCATTATCCGAATCAGGATTGTAAGTTCCTACACCATATCCAAACTCAGCCGCATGAGGCGGATCCTGTGCATTGTAGTAAAAGCCTGCGCCAAACTCTACAAACAGCGCATCTTCACCACTCAAATGTATAACCGCCATTGTTATATTTCCCTCTCGGTCAAAATCAAGTCCGACACCTGCCCTCTGACTATCACCTTGTGCGGCGGCAAGCCACGACTTAGCGACAACCACGCCGTCATTAGCAAGTACGTGTACTAATCTTTCAAGTTTATCGAGTAGTTCTTTTCTGTACGCTTTCAGCTGTTCGATTGCCTCATTTATTGATCCCTTTTTGTTCAGGTCAATTCTTATTTCCATTAATCATCAACTCGCTTCTTCAATATGAATCTCTGCTCGTTAAGTGATGTCCTAATGGCAATCACTCTATAGTCAGCCGATTCAGGTTTTATGTTCCCTTCTTTGTCAAACTCCAATTCGGACTCAAACCAAATCAAAGTTCGCTCGTCAAATGGAAGTTTGCCTTTATCTGCGCTGATAATCGCATTGTAATCACTTGGGTTAAGTCCATACTCTGCCATCTTCGTTTCACCTGAATCAAAACTTATGTTAGCCTTGAATTTAACAGGTTCGGAATACCTATCCTTTGTCGAATCAATAACATAATATGGTTCTCCGTCTACGCCTGTGGTTAACGGGCAATCACTAATTATGTTGTGGCCATCCTGTGTAAGCATTGGTTCACCACTCTCTGCCGTTAACTCCTTTTCTGTATAGGCATATATAGGAATCTCACCCATATACAACGAGTAATATAATACTTGTCTGTTTTTCCGAAGTTGTCTCATCAAGCATCAACCTCCGGTAAGCCTGTAACGATGGAAGTCAGTACAGATAAGATGCCTGCCAGCACACTTGCGCTGATAACCACCGCCCACTTAACCTCGGACATTATGCTTGCAGTTCCTATGGTAGCTATAGCTGTCTGGCATATAGTCTTGACAGCCCTGATTGCTGTTGCTTTCCAAAATGTCTTATTGGCAATATCTCTTTTAATGCTGTCAAACATCCCTTTCCTCCTTCTTTCCAACCATATCGTCAATTCTGTGATGCGCCGACTTTGCCGATTGCTCTACCGCAACAACACGTTCTGTCAGATTTCTAACTTCCACTCTTGTTGCGGATGTTTCATTCTTAATGTCCGAAACATTCTGCGATATGAGGTCAAGTTTCATATTGACTTTCGCATTGTTCGCTGCTCTCTCTTCTATGTCTTTGACATCACTTCTACGATTGTTTTTCAAACCAAAATATACGGCAAACGAAAACGATAAAATTCCAACCAACAATGATATTTCAATCGTCATTTTCGCTCTCCTTTTGTCTTATCTTAAGTGTGTTGCCCACCACCAATTCATAACACACACCCTTGCATCAAAGGTGTCACGGAAGCACAACACCCTCAACACGCACATCTACAGGTCAAAACAAAGTCACAAATGCTATTATTCCATCAAGCAGTTTCGCTTCTTCGGTAAATGTACGATTGACTCCATTCTCTGAATGTCCGTCCTCTGATGAAGCACCTAACTTGTCGTAACGTCCACTTGTGACTTTCTTTATAACCCAAATGTAATTTTGTAAATCAGCATCTATTTGATCGTCTGTCATTCCTGCTGGATATCTCCTTCGCATCTTGACTTCGCTGATTACATCGTTGAGGATTTCTGTTAATATGGTTTCTTCGCTCTCTTCCGTGATTTCCAACGTCTTTTTAAGTGACTCTAAAATCTCGTTGATGTCCATATTATGTCCTCGCTATTTTTCTTATGCTGACGGTGTATCACCGATTGTACCAACAACAACACCATAAAGATTTTCAGCAAACAGCTTGATACCTGATACAACAGAGTCATTTACTGTATCTCTGTCATAGTCTGGGTACTCGTGAATACCGATAAGACCTGTCTGGTCTGTTGTGAACTGGAATCCCTCGTTGATGTCAGCTGCTGCTGCATTTACATAGTAAAGTACGATATTTTCCTTTACTGTTGCGTAAATCTTACCCTTTGGTACATCGCTGTTAAGGAATACATCACCAAGTCCAAGGAAGTTCTTAATATAAGTCATTCCAAAAAGAACCTGTGTGCTAATCTGAGCTGAACCAAGGTATGCAGCAAGATCAAGTGGGTTCATGAAGAATACAGGCTGAACGTCTGTGTCTTCAAAAATAACCTGAAGCTGTCCCCACGCGTTAGCAAGCGTATCCTGGAATCCATCACCTGTAGCTGTTCTTGTTCCAGTAGCAAGGAATGTAAAGAAGTCACTTCTGATTCCTCTCTGAATAAGCTTAATCATCTTATCTGTTGTCTTAGTAACAGCCTGATCGTATCCCTTATCATTGATAGCTTCGATAGATGTTGACTTTCTCCACTTCTTAAGATTAATCTCACCAATTGGCTCCCATGTTGTAGCGAACTCGCTAAGTGGGATGATTTCTCCTTCAGGAATCTCACCATTTTCAAGTGTTCCTGTAACCTTCATAACCTTAAGTACAGAACCTGATTCCTTCTGAATCTTTCTAGTAATTCCAAGTGCTTCTGTAAGCTTTCTAAGGTCACCCTGGAATATCTCTACGAACTCTCTTTCACGAACTCTCGCGAAATTAACTGACTTACTAAGATGAGCCTCAGCTGCATTTGTAACATTAGTAGTAGGCATATCTGTTTCCTCCTATATCGAATTTTTTAATTAAATAATTCCCAATTCTCAGCCATTGCCTTACGTCTTTCTTCTCTGTCAGGGATTGCCATAATCTGTTCCTTAGTCCATGAAGTGTAAACGCCGGTCTTGGCTCTCGGAATATCCTTTATAAGCTCCTGCTCCTTGGCTAATACCTTTTCGTCAATAATCTTTTTTTGAAGTTTGAAAAGTGTGTCGACATCGTTATCAACCTGCGCGGTTGCCGCCGCTATTGCTGATTCCTTGTCATATCCAAGGTCAAGATACTGTTCTGTAAATTTATGGACCGATACTTCTCGCTCCAATTCAGCTAAACGCTCATCACGTTTTGCCTGTTCCTCTGCTTTTTCCAATGATGCTTTTTCCTGTTCGGAAAGTGTTGCATTGTACTTTTTCTTAAATTCAGCCGCCTCACTCGCAGTCTTATCAAATGCCCTTTTCAATTTGGCATTCTCGACCATAAGTTTCTGTAACTGTTCCTCTGTGCTGATCGTGGTAGGCTTATCATCAGCCTTTGGTTCAGTTGCTCTTGTTTCAACAGCTGTGTCATTAGTTTCGGTTGTCTGGATGTTTGTTGTCTCGTCCATAAAATTTTACCTATGTCCTTTCTGCGTTTGATTTATAACGCCCACTTCTCTGTGTGCTATTAACTTTGCGTGTTTGGTATAGCTGGTCTCTCAGCATTAATAGTGCGGTTTATACTCTTCTCTGAGTTTATGTATTAAAAAAGCACCCAATCGGGTGCTGATTTGTTAAACGTATTTCGCAACACAGCGACAGCCAATTACTTCTTCAGGGCACTCAGCTCCTGTCGAAAGTTCGCTTGTTGTGTCTTTTGGATATAGCATTCTTGCTCTGCCTACATCGAAGTATGCATCTATTGGGATTTTCGCCCCATCTACTTCCTGATGTGTAAGCCGAACACGCTCATCACCATAAGACATCCAAATTTTATATGTCTTGCCGGATTTCTTAGCCTCAACAAAATCAGAACTGTTGTACAAGGTGTTTGCCTCGTTCTCGGCTATAAACTGTGCTCTGTCAGGGGACACCCAATACTGCGTCTCACCTGTGTAATCATAGTCATTCGGTGTTTTCTCGATGTTTTCTGCCGTGCTTCTATATGTTTCATCCACAAGATCAGCAACATACTTCTCAGCCTCTTCCTCGGATTCAAAATATTGTTCCTTGGAACCATTGATTATGTCATATATGCTATATGTCAGTTCCTGTTTCACTACAGACTCATTAAGGATTCCTACTTCTCTTTCACTCTCGAAAAGCATAAAAAAAAGCATTATCGCATCCTCAATTTCGAATGCTAATGCTTCTCTCTTTTTCTTCTGCTCATTGGTCAAATCCATAGTCCCAAAATACTCGGGATATGGAAGTGACCGCCTCTTCAGAATATTCACTTTGTCAAATCCTTGAACATCAGCCATTTATGTTAGGACTCCTATCTATCTGGTCTGTTATCCTGTCACTTGACAGTTCTGTGTCAACCTCTATCTGATTTTCAGCAGGTATAGGCTCTTCACCAAAGGTTTTCTGCTGATATTGTTCAATTGCCTCTTTGCTTCTTTCCCAAACCTGACTCGGATCATCAAAGAAGTTGATGCTCTGAATTGCATCTAGTCCATTAATTCCATGAGCAACCATGGTAGCAAATGCATTTGTTTTTACTGTCATTTCGTAAGACTTCTGCCTCTTAATGTATGGCTTTATATCTGCAAGTGTAAGACTCTTAATCGGATCATCAGACTTAATCTTTGTATTTCTACGGATTGCCCTAAATACAACCCTTAACTCATTACACTTACATAAGTCCTGAATGTTCTCCTTCTTGCTTGCGCTTGCCTCCGCAGCACTCCATCCCGATGCATCCGACATTGCCACGCCGGAAGATCCACCCGAGGTATCATTTCTCTGCGGCACATCACATTTTGATAATATGGTCTGCCTTTTAGCGGTTATATTACTAAGAATGCCTGAATAATTATAGTTTACAGTAAGCGGCGTAATAGTCGGTTTGCCATTCGGATTAGAATAAGTCTGCAACCATTGCCCGTTAACAGGGCGTTTCGTTTTTTCGGTTGTAGTTCCATCAGCATTCTCGATAACTTCCTTTGGAAAATCGACATCATTAGCGTGCCATATGGTCTGCGTGTTCTGGTCAACATCATTAAGGAAATCGGAGTTGAGAAGGTTAAGCGCGTCCATTTCAGGTATCTGTCTCTCAAAACATCCCATCCTATCGTATGCTCTTATCCACTCAACTATAGGTATAATTCCCAGAGGATTAAGCCACTCACTTATAATATTGTTTCCATCAACTACGAATCTGCGGTCTTTCGTGAAACAGACATATTGCTGATTGCCTTTTTCGTCCGTATCGCCAAAGGTTACACCCATTATGATTCTATTGTCCGTATAATATGTGCTTCTCACAACGAAAGTAAACTCAGGATTAAGCACATCAAGGGTAAACGGGCTTTCACCAGGCTCGTATTCATTGTTAGTGTCAACATACGTATACCCAATGCCTGTAATTTCAATATATCTCGCAAGTTCTTGCTGTTTGCCCCTGTTTCCTGCAAGTTCATAAAAGTCATTCAGCATTGCTATCGCATCCGAATTGCTTTCAGCATTCTGCCCGCGCTGAACAAGAGATATCGGATAACCCCAATCATATCCCAGCTTAAACTCGGTAATCTGATTGGCAATGTTATCAACATCACAAATATCTATTTCAGGGCGCACTACCTTTACTCTATTAAGTGGCTGATCGCCCTTTTCATATCTGAGCAGATATTGGATATCATTTACATTCTGCATATGAACACTTTTAGCGGAATTGACTACATTTACTACGTTTTCACGAGTAATAACCGGCTCTGACGTGTAAATGTTCTGTCTCCCAAGCTTTGTGTTGTATATTGGTGTTGAATAACTGTCGTTATCGCGTATCATTCTCTGTCTCCCATAGAAAAAGCCCCAAGTTATCCACCTGGGGCTGTCATCCGTATATATCCAACTTTATTAAAATCATAGAATTTTATAAAAATCAATGTTTAAAATGTTCTTTTTGTTCTTTTTGTGCTTGATTTTCATTTGTTGTGGAAATTTTCGCCAAAAATGCTGTCAAACTCACTTAATGCCCTGCCATGAAGTACGTTCGCTTGGGTCCTCGACACGTTTAGACTATTGCAGACAAATTTCCAATCCTTATATAAGACATATCTAAGCGTAAGTATTGCACTATAGTCATTGTCTATCTTGTTCAAATCAGCTATCTGATTCCTTATCATTAACAGCTGACTGCGCAATTTCACCATCCTCATGCCGATTTTCGCACGTTCATCTTCCATTTTGATTACAATTTCGCCTATAGGATCATTCTTAGGCATTGTCTGCACCCTGTCACCATCCAGATTAGGGCTCCTAAGTGACACCATATCAGCTTCAACACTACGATATTCCTCAACTGCCGTCCTGTACCTGCCCTCAATCCTACGATATTCGCTTAAATATTGTTTTGCTGTCATTTAAACCCTCCTAAAATGGACTTTCCATAATAACTGTTTTTCTCTGCATCGTGTCAAATACTCTTTCCGCTATCATTGAGATAGAGTCGGCTGCATCATCATGCAGATTTTTGCCTATGGTTACATATGTAGACATTTCATCCAAGGCTCTTTCATACTGTGGTGACCGTTCATAAACGATTGTATCTTCGTCATATTCCTCAGGATTATGCTTTGTCCCGTCCAAAAACCTAAAATTTTGACGTATAACCGCTTCACTCGCCTTTATTTTGTCCTCTTTCGGCATATTCCAAGCTGTTCTTACACTATCGCAAGCACATAAGTAATTTCGCTTTCGCAATTCTTCTTGTACTTTTGAAGCATAAAGCTGTCCTCCTGAGTTCGCCTCAAATGTTATATTTTTAATGCCGTGCTTGATTATCATATCCACAACGCCCGGTACTGTAACTCCAACACCGCTGCTATTAAAATACCAATCGACTATGTATACGATATTATCAGTTTGGTCTTGCAGACCTATCGGCATCGAAACACTATCTCCACCACCAAAAGCCACATCGCAGTTAACCACATATCTAAATTTATGGTCTGTAGGAAGAACACCATTAAAAAACCCTAGCTGATCTAATGGGAACAACAAGCCTTCACGGACATACGGCTGCTGTTGAAATTTTGCCATCCACTCAGCTTCATTTCCTGCCTTTATCAGCTTGTCTTTCATATCCTGATAATATTCCGTACTGAATCCCTTAACCTCGTAGGCAAAGTTGCTTTCACCATTCTCGTTTAGTGCAGGAATGCGCCTAAAAACGTACCTTTCATCATCTCCGTACATTTCCTCAAGTCGCTTAATCGGATCAAGCACATTCCACAGGGTTCCTATCATTATTTCCTTCGCACCCTCATTTTTACGGTCAACCATTTTATTGAGGTATTCTGAAAATGTGTCATTCATTCTCTTAGGTGAAAGCGAATGTGTTCTATCCCTAACAAGGTCATCGACTAGTAGATATCCGTCTGAGCTTATATCAACAGCTCCTGTCCATGTACCGTCTATTCCTCTAAATGTACAAGTAGGGAAATCTCCCTTATTGACAAAGGATATAGTCATTTTCTCTGCTGATTTATCCTCTATAAACTTTTTCCCCGGTTGAAAGTACGAATAAAGTTCCTCGAAACAGTATTCGGGTGTTGTGAATAGGTCTAAGGTTTCTTTGTAGAAGTGATCTGCAAGGAATCCCGAGTGCGTACCCATCGCATTATGTGACTCAGGATGTCTTAAGCATACCCATGACAGAAAAAAGACCATTATCGTTGATTTTCCTACTCGGGAAGGCATCGACAGCGTGTACATCTTTTGGTCACAGCTAAACTCCAATGCTTGCAGGTCATCTACCACAGTTTTTAGTGTTATCGCCCTTGGCTCGTAAAATCTCTTCTCATATGGTCGTTTATGCTCCATATAGAGTAAGTAGGACTCAAAAAACCAAAATGATTCAAGCTTAACTATCTCCCAGTACAGGTTGCGCCAAGTCTGAGCATTTTTAGCATCCTCAACAACCTCTTTTAAGGCAATCTCCTTGATGTAATCTGAGTATATCTTGTAGTAGTCTTTGTTTTCTGTGTCATAAAGAAAACCTAGCTGACAGCAAGTCTGCAAGTCTAGGTAGTAGTCAAGCTGCAAACCCTCTTTTCGCAGATTTTGAATTGTTTCGTCTATGGCACGTTTATACTCTTTGTTTATCGCCATCCGGCTTCACCTCATCCTGGCATAGTATCTCTAATGACATTTCGACACACACTTTCCTCATCTCCGAGTCTTGGCATATGCCCTCGTCATAATTAACGCAGTTTTCAAAATGACACTCTTCCATCTGATTCTCCTATATGTGCTGATAGAGCAACCACCAGTTCTTTAGTAGTCGCTCTATCATAAGGGAAAGTAATATGGTTTTTTAGTGGGGTGAGTGGAAGTCTGGTGTGGGTGTTTGCCAGACTCACCACTCATGCAGTTAAGTCACTCGGCTAAGTGACGTATGGCTCTCAGAGGGACTTGAACCCTCAACCTACTGATTACAGGTCAGTTGCTCTACCTTTTGAGCTACAAGAGCACCATGTAAAGGAGTTTATTGAAAAAATGAAACCAAGCTATGTAATACCCGGACTTGTAACCGGCGAACTTTCGTTCGGTGCATTACTTAGGGAGCCATTACGACTCCCCTATACTCTGCATGACGCTGGTAAGTTTTGGCAAATAAACTTGAAATAATTGCTGTTAGCGTCACATTTTATCATTCCCTTTGTAGGGTTAGATTACTGTTTCGTATATCTACCAGAATCATCATATCTTCTCTCGGCAGATATCCTTTTGGGACTTCTATGGGTTCAACATTCACAGGAAGTATGTCTCGTACTTGCTCTATCTGTTCGCTACTCCCGTATAGCTTATATGGCCTTAGTTTATCTATCACATTCCGTATACCCTGTTTCGTTATCTCCATTCCGTTGCCCCTTTTATTATTTATATATGTCTTTTTTAGGAAGGGGATTCTTAAGGGGAAACCCCTTTTGCTTTTTCGCTTGCTTGAGGGGTTGCCCCACCCCCTGTTTTCGTGGTTGACATAACACCCCCACCCGGTCACCCCTGGGACCTGTTCCGGCTGCCGTTGGGCTTTGTGCAATTTGACGAACAAAACAAAGTATACTTCCTTTATGTTTCCACCTTCTCCGGCTGATCCGTTGCCGCCTCGATTTTTAACCGCTCCAAACGCTCCGAAGGGATTAAAAACACGGCGCTTGAGGCGGTATTAAGTGCTTGCTTTGTGGACCATTCAAGCCCGGTTTCGGTGTCGTTGTTTGCTACTGCAAGCGCTCCAACTGGGGACTCATTCAACAGCGCAATTTGTGCGGCTTTATGCCCCTCTTGTATATATTTGAGCACTTGGAAGCGTTCAGAGTTTAGCTTTTTACCCTCTTCAGTTAACCAGTTATAAATACTCTTGTAATCAATCCCCGTAAAATAACTAAACGACATAAGCCCGAGAGATTTATTATATATTCCGCAGATATTCAAGAATAAATCAGCTAATATTTTTAGCTGTTCAATGTCCTCATAATCCAACAAAGACATTTTATTACTGATTTGTGGCTTGTCTGGTTTAAATAAATATTTATGGACCATTCGAAAGCAGTAATTTAGCTGGTTATGTGTCACGGTTCTTTTAGGGTTTTCGGGATCTTTCCCGGCTTTATCGTATCCCATATCATTTAGAGATTTATATATAACCCTCATAACATCATCTTCAAGGGTGTTTATATTAATCGCTTTTGGCATCCTATAGGCTTTTAATCCTCCGTTATTTATTCAGAATCCCCAAACAAGGCTATAAATATATAAAGCTATTCATACCACGTTTGCACATGGTGTTTAATCGTTTTAACTCGATACAATAAAAATATATATTTATATCGCGATGCCCTGCCGGGTGTTTCCTGTGCCTCAGATATACCACAGACGGCAATTGTAAAAAAAGAAAATCGGATAAAGTCGCCGAAAATTTGCAAAAATGCAAATTCAAAAAGGCAGAAAATGCCGAAAATCTGCAAAAATGCAAATGTGTTTTTTAATCCTGGACACAAAAAAAGAACCCCGGACACGTTGCCGGGGCTGCTCTTCTTCCTGATGTTATTCTGTCTTTTTGTCCTGATCTGTTGCCGGCGGCCCGTCTGGGATCCATTCCAGAATTTGCCCGGGCTGCTTCTTCAGAATCTCGCAAATAATATTAATAGCTTTAGTTGTAATATTTATAGCTGAATTATTTTTGCGCGCTGTTCTTATGTTCTGCATGGTGGACTCGCTCAAATGATAGCTTATATCATTTCTTAATTTGTTAGCCGGATATCCTTTATTTTTTAATTCTTGCATTACGTCAATTTTAAATCTAATCATATTTTTTAACCCCTTTATTTTATTTTTATTTATCATATCACACTTAAAAAAGAGTTGCAATAACATTTTTTATAGTGCATTTTGTACATTTTCCTTGGTGTTATAACTACATTTTGAATGGTGTTATTGTGCAAGGTGCCGAACATCTTAAAAGATGTAAAAAGTGCTTGCGCAACATCTTTTAAAGTGTTATTATAAGTACAACAAGAACAGAACAGCAGCCGGCGGATATCTTGAGGGACCTATTACAAGAACCCAAGCCACTACGCCGGGGACCTGATCGGAGCAACAAAAAAAATTATAATAAACGGAGGTAAAAATAATATGTGTGAAATGAGAATTGCGTTAACAAATTTAGGAAAGTACAACGAAGGTCAGCTTATTTATAAATGGGTAGAACTTCCAGCAACTGACGAAGAACTTGATGCAGCTTTTAAAGAAATCGGAATCAGTGACGAACCGGACGAAAACGGCAATTATTACGAAGAATTTTTTATAACTGATTATGAATGCGAATATATGCGAATCGGTGAATATAACAACATTGAAGAGTTAAACGAAATCGCGGAAACTCTGGACAATTTGGAAGATTACGAAAAGGAAATTGTAAAAGCGTTACTTAATGAGGGTTACGACCTGGAAGAAGCAATAGACACCGTTGATGATTGCATAGTATACGAAGGCTGCGAAGATATGGCCGATGTAGCATATCAAATGTATGAAGAGGGACTTCTTGGAGACATCCCGGAGCATCTTATAAATTATATCGACTGGGAAGCATACGGGCACGATTTAAGCTTTGACAATCAATGGATAGCAACAAAAACGGGCTACATTGAAGTTTTAAGATAGCAAACACCACCCCGCCCGGAGGACGCAAGCCGGATCAACACCGGCGGCGGGGGATCTTAAAAAATAAGAATATAACAGGAGGTAAAAAAATGTATACAACTTTTATTTTTAAAGACGGGTCAAACCCGTATATTACAAAAACAAATAAAGAACTATTTAAAATGCTAACTAAAAATTATTGCGAGCAAATAGGCACAAACACATTCGAAGTGCTGGCACCAGCCCAAACACTGACAGTAAAAAAAGGCTGTACCACTTACAAAATAACGCAAGATGTAGTTAGAAATTTGGCTAATGAATATCAATACAGCTTTAACAACTTAAATTACAGCTATTATGATTTGATAGGATGGCAAAATTTTTTTGAAGAATACGGGAAAAGATACGGACTTATAAAAGAATTTAAAGAAAACGGGATAATATAATGGAGGGTTTAAAAATGAAAAACACTTATAAAATTGAAATCATGGACGGATACACAAAGGAAACCGCGACAGGCTGGGAACCTCCAAAAGTAAAAAAAATACTTACTTTTGACCGATACCGCGAGGCATTGCAGGCATACAAGGAAGAAAAAGCAAAAAAAGCCGGGGCTGTGAGATTTTATAAAAATGATACAATCCGACTTTTTAAAACAATTTAATATTCAACCGCCCCGCGGGGAAATATAGCCCGGTTCGATTCCGGGCGGCGGTTTTCCTGAAATAATGAAATATTAAAAAGCGGAGGTTTTCAGCTATGAAAAAATTATTAAAGTATCTCGAAAAAAATGGATATAATACCGAAGTTTTAAGCTTTGGTTATGACTATTTCACAAACGCCCCGGAGATCAAAAAACAGGGTGTGCTTGTAAAAATCAACTTAAAGGATGCCGCAAGATATAACAAGTTAATGCTTTATATAAACCGCTTTAATTATGTAAAAGTTTGGGACGGTATCAACCCGGATTGTTACGGATTAACGCTTATGAATAATACAGATTATGAGGATATAGAAAAATATCTTTTCTATAGGGCTTTAAGTGTCCGCAAGTGTGAAGAACTTATACATAAATACCACACGGAGCCGCTAACAATTGATCTAAACGATGAATGCAAAAAAATCATGCTTGAATATGGAATAAGATACAACACGGCTTTAATTAATGCCGCAACGGCTTAAGGGGGTGAGAAAATGCAAATTATAATAATAACAACCGGTTTTCTCTTCCTTGCTTGGTGGGTTAAAATAAGTTTTAAAGATTTGAGACAGGCAGAGCCGGAAGAACCACACGAAGAAAAGCCACGACAGGCAGAGCCGCCACGGATCGACCGCCGGAAACTCGAGGAAATCGCCGCAAATTGTTTGCACGTTTCCGGGTGCCGGTTCGATATTTGGACATATTGCCGCCATAAAAGCGATGTAGAATTAATGGACATTATCAAAAATTTTAACTTAAACAACTAACAACTTAAAAATTATTATAGGCAGCCCGCCGGGGCTG